ATATTCCACTTTGTGTAAATCGGTAAGCAGTGGAACTTCTAGCCCAAGTAAAATCTCCTGTCCCATCAATAGGTTTATAAGAATATAACTTATGTACTTTTACTCCGTTCTTTTTAGTTAACCCTGTAAATAGTGTACTATTTTGATACGCTTCTCCCTTTGTCATTTAGTTTTCTTAGTGCCCTTAAGCTCTTTTGTTTTTACTACTTCTTTTGATTCTTTCTCTTCAATAACTTCTTTTAAGTACCCAACTTTGATAAATTCTAAGAATTTAGCCGTAGTAGGGACTTCATAAGTTCCCCCACGTTTAAACTTTATACCATCCCATACAAAGTCCATTTTAGATATAACCTTTTTCATAAAACAAATATACTAAAAGTTTTAGCAAAAAAAAAGGTAGATACATTTAAGTACCTACCCATTTTTTTTAAGATTGCTATTAAGCAACGTTACCTAAATCTGCATAGATACAAGATTCACCAATCATCAAGTTGATAGCTTCTTGACACTCAATACGTGCAGTAACTTTATTTTGGATAAAGTTTGAACCATTCTCGTATGAGAAAGTAACGTTTAATGATTCAGCTTCTACTCTTTCAACGAAATCTCTATCTATGATTAAGATTTTATCATCTGTTACCCAAGCCGCAGGAATTACTGGCATACCGCCGATATTCAATGAAGTTGGCCCTACTTGAACACCTCCAGCACCTGAATAATAACCCTTGCCAAATGTTGCGATTTGCAAACGTGCAAATTGAGCATAAGATACTAAACCATAAGATGAGTTATAGTTTGCTCCACCTTGATTTGCGATTAACTCTAAAACTTGCTCAACATCGTTAGTAGCAGTTGTAGTAGTTGTACCCGCTGCACCACTTGAAATCGTAGAGAAAAACGAAGCATTTTCTGCTTTGTAAAAATCTCTTAACATCATACGTGTTAATGTACCATTCAAGAAAGGCAAGTTTTTCATTAATTGCTTAGTGAAAGTTACATACCCTGCAATGTATGGGATAGAAGTTTTATTTTCTGTTAAATCGTAATCTTTTTGAGATTTGCTAGACCCCTCTGTTTGTGCAGAAATTGAACCTTCTCCTCCTGTTTCTTCAAATTGTGCGTATGTACCTGTCGCCGAAAATACTGAAGGGATTAAATCTCTAAAGTTTAATTTTTGGCTTGGCAAAATCGCTTGATTAGCTGCATAAGTCACAACAGGGTCTCCTGTTAAACTGCCCGAAGTTGTCATATCTGCAACCGCTTTTAAGTTAATAGGGATGGTGAATGATCCGTTTGCAGACTTCAACATTAATTCCATTTCTTTAACTCCTTTAGCTTCATCACCACCGCCAATATTTTTGATATGGTCTGTGATATGTTCGCCAATAGTTTTCTTTTCAAATTTGTTTGTAGATTTTGCTTTTGATAGCAAAAAATCTAACTCATCTGCTCTATTCGACACAATTATAATATCAGATTTTAATTTCTCAATTTCCACTGATTTTTCTTGTAATTTTGCATCGACATCAGATTTTACTGAATCTACTTTTGAATCGAACTCCTTTGATTTCGTTTCGATTTGTGATGCTACTGCATCTACTACATCTTTAATTTCCATTTTTGATTACTCCTTTTAAGATTAAATTATAATACAATTCATTTGCTTTTGAATCTGTTATTATCGGCTCTGCGTCGGGAGTGTTATCTTCTAACGGCTCATTTGCTTCAAGTGATATTAGTAATGATTCTATTTGTTTTAGTCTGCTATCCGAATAAGGTAAATTGTACATTTTCACCAAGAATTCTACCGCATCCTCTTTTTTATTTTTTACATTCTGTACGATTGCTTTTTCATTCGCCGCCCAATTCGATAAAAACGAATATTCCCAAAGTTTTACCTCTGTAATTTTTTCTACTTCATTGTCTTCATCTATCTGCTCTTCAATACTTTTAATAGTTTGAAACCCTATTGATAATTCAGCATTCAAGCCGTTTGCAAGGAATAGCTTAATATCCTCGTACATATCTCTACTAACCTCTTTTTTAAGGTTGAATTGAGTAGTAGTAAGCAATCCGTAAGGGTCTTGCCCGTTAATTTCTAAAGGTACGCCTAACCCTATTGTTGGGTTATGGTCTTTCAGCACTCTAATACGCTTTTTATTTTCTTGGATAGTCTTAGTAAATGCCCCTTGCATTATCACCTCTCTATCAGCATCTATGTTATTATAAACACTAGCATAAGCTATTACAACACCTTTGGCATCGTCTAACTCTTTTATCTCGTGTGAAATCTGTTTAAACTGCATACTCTTTTATTTACACAAATTTACTAAAAGTTTTAGCAAAAATCAAAAGTTTATTTAATTGATGCTTTTACTATTTTTTTTATGTTTAATATAAATTGTTTTCTGTATCTCAAAAATGCAGGTATTAAGTATGGCCGGCTAGGCATTCTACCTTGTCCGTTTACATAAAACTGCATTGCTAGTTCTCTTACTTCATTCGGGTAACCTTGTAGTATCTCCGATGCGTGTACACCAGTCCCGAACTCAATATAAGCCGCTAGGTCTGCATTAGCGTAATGCCTTGCACTAACTAATCCACTTAGCCCACTATCGCTTATAAATTTCCTTATTTCGATATCACTACTTATGCCTTGTACTTTTACCTTTGCCTCAAATTCGATATTACTCGTTTGTTGCATCACTTGGTCTTTTACTCCTGATTCAATGCTCTTGCCTACCTTTTGAATGGCATTAGTAACCGTGCTAAGGTTCTTAACTCCTACGATTCTACTTTTTGCCATTATTCAATAGTGTTTTGTGTCATACTAATATTACCCCCCATATTTGCAGGGAATATTCCTCCACCTGTGTTATATGTATGAGATGCACCACTCGTAAAATTTAGTTCATTAGTACTTGTTAAATCTTCGTGAAGCACTACATTTGTAGTACTATTTGCAATATCTATACTAGCTTCTATCATTAAGAAGTTTGAATATGGTTGGTTAAATTCAGCTAGAAAATTTGAAGAACAAGTAGCAGTTTCACAAGTACCCCCATCAGCTAAAACATAAGCCTCAAAAGTATCTTCTATTAGTCCCAATGCACTATTATCAATAGCGTAATTAATATTAAAATACTTACAAAAACTCATATAGTCTCCGTATACATTACCTGTGAATTTTCTAGTATTCTCTCTATAAAACGATATAATGCTTTTAGCATTTTTTTGCATTAATGTTTCATCCGTAAACTCTGTATATTCTTCCCAAGCCCTACACCATAAGTTATTACTTTGTGGGTAAGTATCTAGCACATATGTAGCCTTAAGCCCTATGCAATCTTCAAATACCCACCAATCAATTTTACTTGTGCCTGTATGAAATAATGTATCTATTTCCTTTGCATTATTCTTAAACCCTCCATTAGATGCGAAAAAGCCTAATTTATTTACGAGCATCCAGTTAGGAGTTGTAATATTCATTTCTACATCATCAATAGAGTAAGACCCACCTGATAACCCATCAGTTCTGTATTTCAAAAATCTTAGTTCTAAGGTGTCCCAAACGGGTATTTTTAAGAATGAAGTAAGTAATTTAACACTTGTGGTTTTATTGCTTACCCCACTTATAAATTCTGCACATCGACTAGCAGTGTTAAAAGACCATACTTTATAAGGGTAGCTTAATCCATTTGCGTTTATATCATCAAAATAATAATCACTTGTAGCACCTGTGCCTACGACTATTTGATAGTTAAACCCATCCCCATCTACATAGTCGCTTGAATTTGTTATATATTTAAACTTAACAAAAACATTAAAATATTCATTTAACGCAAGAGGATTAACGATGCTGTTTAAATCGCTTATGCTTAATGTAGATAAATTTCGCAAATAGTCAACGTAGTCAACAGAGCCCGAAGAAGCCTCGTATTCGTCAATTCTAGTAAATACATTATCATACTTACTATCCATTAATGATGAGTAGCTACTAGGGATAACATCTGTAATAGTGCTAAAAGTACCTACTGTGCTCCAATTAGCGTCAATATCATCTACTAAATCTTGGAATCCATAATTTTTTAGTATGTTTTTTCTTTGATAAGGGTAATTAAATTTTAAATAACCAATAGGTCTTTTAAGTGTAACTATTTGATTTTTATCTCTCCAAATATACTCTCCACCCATATTTATAGTATCATTAAAACTAATAATACCATCATCTAAATATCCCCCATCAGAATCATATAGCTTATAAGGGACTTCGTTATTTGCAGTGGTCGCTATTTCATTAATATTTAAAATAGTCCACGTGCAGTCTGAATTGTCTAAGTATAAAATACACCCTAGTCCTTGCAATAGTTTTGAAAGTATTTCGTGACAATTTCTAGCCTCCCCCGTTTCCCAATCAATAGCGGAAAATTTTGAAATTAGAATATCATCAAAATATTTAGTAACATTATCATTTTTTAGATTACAAGCTACCTTAATATTTAACTCATTATTAGTAAAAGAAAGCAACTCCGAAATATACTCTATTAATTCAGCCCCTGCCATTGGGTCGTATGGACGCATAGCGTACCTGTCAGTACGAGAATATTTCATATCCTTTAGCACTCCTAAATTATCAGTTGCGGTTAGTCTATAATAGTAAGCATCTTGCCACTCATATTGGATATCAGAAGTAATTAAATAACCTTGCCAATTTAAAGTGCTTGTAGCACCATTATCGGTCATTTCGTATAATCTTACTAGCCAATCGGTGTTATCTTGGAACGTAAAAAAGTTTTCAGGCTGTGGCACATCATCGGATGCCCTTAGTGGGTATAATATGTTAATCTCCGCACTCGATACCCTAAAAGGACTAAATGCAAAATCTTCTGAACTCTTATAGGATAGAACAAAAGGGCTATTACTAGGAGTTAACTCTACTAAATCGTAGGTAGTTGCTACACTTTCTTTTTGTAGAAATACCACTCGATAATATAAAGTTTCTTTGTCACTAGTCTTTAAAGTATCAAACTCAAAAAAATATTTATCGTTATAAACCATTATACTAATCTATCTAATCTACCTTGATAATTTTGCAAAACTCCATATAGTTTATCCCCTCTTATTTCAAATGCTACTGTACCACTATTAGAAGAAGTACTAACTGATGTCGCAACCCTTTGCCCTGTTGAACCTCCACCACCTAGCAACCCACCTGTTAAAGTATTGAGGATGTTGCCGAATAAACTAACACCTGTGCCCACCGAACTCGCAGCAACGCCAAACCCTCCAAGTATCGCCGAAAGTATAGAAGCCACTGCAATAGCACTTAATAGCTTTTTAATCATATTCAAAATTGCCGCTCCTAATTCTTGGAAAAAGCTAGTACCATTTACCATTGCTGCATCAAACGCAGAAGTTAAACCAGTGCCTAAAGTAGATACTAAGGCTTGTGCTTGTAAGTTAGCCGCTTCGATTTCTTTATCTATTGGCATACTCCCACCGCTTACATCATCTCTTTTTGTGTTGAGAAACTTTTGAAGTGATGCTTGTGTTTCATCTGTTTGCTTTTTTAAATCCCCATTAACTAAGTCTCTAAAAAATGGGTTATTTACATAGGCATCACCTGGAATACTTAAACTCTTAGGGCTTTCTCTATATAGTTTAAATAGTTCTTGAGCCGTTTGCATCTGCTCCTTAGCACCCTCCATCATTTGCAAAGGTTCACTAAAATCTCTACCTATTGCTTTTGGTTTATTAGGTGTCCCAAACGATTTTGTTAGTTCAGATTCTGGAGTTTTAGATAACTCTTTGTTTAGATTTTTTTGGGCTTCTGAAACTGCATCTATTTGAACTTTTAAAAATTGGTTACCTGTTGCTAATGCCGAAATCCTCGTTAATGCTTCAGTCCAACTATTACTTTCAAATATCTTAACCGCTTCATTTGCTCCATCTACTATCTGTTTAAAAAAGATACCTATGTTACCTTTTTGCACTGCCATTGTAAAGGAATTATCTAGTCGATTTATAGATGCTTGTAAATTATCTACGTTCCCCGTTATTTTATCCCCAAATGTGCTATTTAATTCTTTAGCTAATTTAGGTAGTAAATCACCCGCTAATACCTCTCCATTCTCTAACATCTTACCTAGTTCGGCAGTTGTTACACCCATAGCTTTAGCAGCAAGGTTAAAAGCACCTGGTAATCTTTCTCCTAATTGACCTCTCAATTCCTCCGCTTGTACTGTACCCTTTGAAATCATTTGGCCCATAGCATTTAGTGCACCTTTTAAATCATCGTTAGATAATTTTAAAACCGATGCCGCCTTAGCTACTGATTGAAATATATAATCTGTTTGCTCTAATGATACGTTAGCACTTAACGCAGATGCCGAAAAGTTTTTATAAGAATCGGCAACGGCTATTAAATTTAACCCGTATTGATTTGCAAATTCTGAAAGTCTTTGGAATTGTGTCGCAGCTTTTTCGGTACTGCCCATTATCGCAGTCATAGAAGCGTTTATAGCATCTAATTTAAGTGCTCTATCAAATGATGCACTTAATGCGGATGTAGCCGCTTGTAAACTTACATAGCTTAATGCTAATGTTTTTATTGTATCACCTAATTGAGAAAATGAACTTTGTGCGGTACTAATTGAATTACCTGTTTTTGATGCAAAAGAAGATATTTCACTATTTGCTCTATCTAAACTAGATTTAAGGTCTTTTATGTCAGCACTAAGCGATACTATTAAGTCTTCTTTCATATTCCTCGTTTCTTTTGATGCTTTCTAAAATCCTATCCCTATCCTCTTTCGTAATTGTTTTAGTTTTTCTGCTTAGATTATCTATCCATAATGGAATCAGTTGCTTAGGAGTTTTTTGATGTTGTTTACTTACATTAGTGTTTAGAACAAACGAGCAAAGTACCCTTAATTTATCCCACTCGTTAGCTTCTTTTTTTGCATTATAAATTACCATTCTCAAGTAATCTACAAATCTTAAATCCCAAAACTCATTAGGTTTTAGCCCGATATTCATTACTGCATTATCGAGCAAATTATCCCAAGTTATTTTTTTTTTTCAGTATCCTCACCACTAATTGCCTTTAGGGCATTTAACATTTCATTGGTTAGCGATACAACACTATTCATAAATTCTTTTATAACTCTTAGCTGGTCGGTGTAGCTTACATCGTCCATCATTCGCAAAACATCTTCTTTTGTAATGGTTAAAACTTCGCCTTTACTCCTTGCGTTCCCCACTAACCCACAAAATATAATATCGGCAGTCATTTCAAGTTGTGAATAATCATCCCCAACCTCTTTTATAGTGCCGATATCTACGCCAGTGAGTTTAGTATATTGCTCTAATGCATAATTTGCAAACTTTAAGCCTTTTACCTCACCACCTAGTTGAATTTCAATAAATCCATTCATTATACAATAGTTTCGATAGTTAATGCTCCAGTTCCTGCGAATGATACCGTACCACTTGTTTTGTCACCTTGTGGACCAGTGTAAGTAACACCATCTACATAAGCCGAACCCGTAAACGATTTATCACCAGTTACGCCGTTTGTTACAACAACAGATAATTCTGTTTTACCATTCCACGCCGCAACTAAGTCCGCCATATCGTAATCAGAACTTTGGAAATCTACAATGAAATCTGCCGTTACACTCCATTCAGAATTACCCGCTAAAATTTTCTTTTTACCACCGCTTGATTTACTAGTAATTTCAAACATATTGGTAGCCATTGTTAACTCACAATTCGTTAATTCAGCAATTGTTACCGAACCAACCTTTACTACCATTAAATCGCCATTAAATACTGCCATCTCTTTATTATTTTATTTGTTAAACTTCTTGAATTAAATGCTTAAATCTTATTACCCTTTGGACTAAAACGCCATCAGATACTAGTGTTTCGTTTGTTGTTGTATTGTCTAGTTCGGATAAAATCATATAAAAGTCAGGGCTTAAATCTAAGTAACCCGCTTGTCGTGTTCTTATTCTCTCTATAATTTGGTCGCTTATAATAGATGCTTGTTTTTTACCTCCAAATGAGTTTGCAAACTTTGTGTAAACGTCAATCGTTACATATACTTCTTGCCCGTAGCTAGATTTACTACCCTCCCCTTGCTCCGTTGCGCTTACATTGCTAAATAGCACATAAGGTGTATTCGCATCAGCAGGAACACTAGAAGCATCGTACATTGGCACGTTTGCACCATTAGAAGCTAAATTCCCGTTTAGTTCTTCCCAGTGCTTTT